CAGAGATTATTATTGTTTATCTCTGTGCTTCCGTCAAATACTTATTGCTTATACTTATATTTTATTGAATATTTCGACCGAGTTTACGTTGGACCCAGGTGAGTCGTAATACGTTTACTCGTCAAGCCATTTTACAAGATTGATCCGCGCGATTGGGATTCAAGTCTAGTCAAACCCATTTATACATCTTCTATAGCGCGTGACGCTTTCGGTTTGTGGAAGGATATTAGCGAGGCATTTGTTTTAGCAGTCTACCTATTTGTTGGAGTTGTTGTGAGATCTATAGACAGTGTCATTTCCAAGAATGCCCGAAAACGCAGGAATCATTCTAACCTTCCCAGGTACTATGAGGAGGCCTCCGATCCTTAATTGGCAACGTGATGGTCTTAAAGACCTTCCTCTCGGAGAAAGGGTCAGGTGTGCTGAGATGGGACGTACGCACTTAAAACCACGTTTATATTCCGTCAAAGTTCATCCAGTCGTTTCAGGAGGACCCGTTAGTTCCTATGACCCTCAGGCAGGGTGGCGCGCAAACACAGCGCGTGAAGAAGATGGTCTATTGCCACCTACAGTGGACATCGCAGTCAATAACGTGGCTGTGAAAGTGTGCACAAAGAAGGACATCCGTACCCTATTCAACAATCTCAAGAAAAATCGAGCGGAACTTTTCCTATCGCTCTCAGATGCCTACATGTTACGATGGGTTTTCGGAAAGGACCTTAGCATTTTTGATTACGTTACAATAGTCGACAAACTGAAAGTAGCACACGTTGACACATGGGCTGAACACCTTAATGCAGGAGCTCTACGCATGAAATTGAAGAGGATAATGCAATTGATCCATCGCGATTCTGGTGCATTGAACATTAAAGAACTACAGAAAGAGGTAGACTTCTACACACGACAAAGGCACAAAAGAAACATGGAGCTTGGAGACTTTTTGGTTGAAGGTAAACCCCCTACGTCAGATTTACAAAACCGTGGACTAACAACCTCATTCCTTGTAGGAGGAGCGGTCGGCGCCGCTGCAACTTACATCACAATGAAGAAATTTAATAAAACACAACAGTTGGTCACTGACAAATTTTCTTCCTTTGTTGGTGGTGTCCTTGATAAGATCACTGAACTTGCATCGTCTGTTGGCCTACCATGTCGCCTACTAGGTGTTGTTGCCATTGCACTTGTTGCCACCGCCCTTGCGGATCGAGTACCATCTATGCTTTGTACCATCATACTTTCTAGCGTGGCTATTATGGCTGTCAGACGTGGCCTCAGTGTGAAAGGAGTTGACATTTCCATCTTTAAGAACTCACTCATTTCCTGTGCAAAAACCGGATCCTACCTTATGACTGTCGCCATATCTTTCATGGGCATGCTGGCCTACGGAAGTTTAGCAGGAATGGAGAAAGCTGGCTCTTTAGTAACCAAGTTGACCAAGTACTCAGCCCTTTTCGTTGCCGCGGAGAGACTTTCAGACACCACTGACGTTCTCTTCGATTTTACTTCTGACACGTTGAGAGAGTGGGCTTACAAAATCATGCCAGACTATGCCTATGACCTCTTGGAAAAACCACACCTTGCTTTGAAAGAGCTGAGAGCAGCAGGAAGAAACGCAGATGGGAGTGTGCTGATAGCGATGGATTTTATGAGAGACGACGCCAATGCCCAATACTTCGTGGATGTTTATGAAAAAGCCGTTGACGTTTACGACAAAGCCATGGAACACCGTGTGAGAACCAAGATTGTCACTGAACTCAAGAAAGAAATAGACTCATCCCGCAATCTTTACAAAACTGCAAGAACGGCATTGGGGTGTGATGATGTGATTGTAACACCCCACGTTGTCTATCTCTATGGAAAACCAGGACTATTCAAATCAACAGTTTTATCCCATGTTGCGCAAAAGCTGATACCGGACACCAGAGTCTACACAAGAGACATACTAGACCAATACTGGAGCGGGTACAATCCATCAAAAGACAAGTGCGTGGTGTTTGATGATTTCATGGCTTTCAATGCCCCAAACGCTAATGAAGGAGCCGAATTTATGAGCATAGTTACCAACAACGCAAAAGTTTTGAACATGCCATCAGTGGATGACGTTGACATTGGGATAAAAGGAACCAGATTTAGATCACCCCTTGTCTTGGTAGCTTCAAATCAAAAAGACCCACAAATTCCATTCCAGACTGAACCCGAAGCTTTTAGACGGAGAAGACACTCCTTCTGGGAAGTGGTACCACGAGCAGGAGTACCAACACGTGGCGATGGAAGCGATATCATAGCAGAGGAGGTGAATTTGACAACATGCATGTGTGGACCTGATTGTCGCATCCATGAAAAGAAGAACCTATATGAAGCTTCACTTGCTTTCTACCGGCTTGCATCAAACACAGGAGAGCGCATATCAAATCCCATGACCTACAGTGAATTCAAGGAGAAGTGCAACACCCTGTTCAAAGCACATTATGACCGAGAAATCGAGCGTTTGAATGTCGGAAAGAAGATAATGAAAGCTGACCTTGAGAACCGCTCCGACTCCGCCCGACAAATGCTTGAAGAACTTGACGTGTCAGGATGTGTCGTCACAGTAGCCGAACATTACAAAGTCTTTGCTCCCGTTGTCCAAAGCAACCAGTACAATTTGATCAGTGACACACTCAAACATGTGTGTCGAGACACAGGCCGTTCAGAACTCGTCCATGGAACCCCAAGACCCATTGTGAAAGTTCATGTACAGGATGAAGCAAAAGAAGGAAACATTGAAGCAGTAATGGTACCCATCAACGTGCCCCTGGTGCTGGCGTCAGACAATGAAATGGAAGACGAAGGGATAGATGTTGGACCAATGGGAGAAATGGTTCGGCTTTCTGAAGTGACGACTGACCTGTTGTGGGGAATGGATCGTAAAGGATTTCGCCTGTCCATGCAAATGTTGTACAGGCTCCAAGAAGGTGCCGTGGCATACGACCGCCGCGGTGACAGACCAATACTCATTGATGACACTAAGAGATTTTCACGTTCTGAAATGATTTTTATGGCCGGAATTCAAGAAGTGGTTGGGTGGTTCATGATACTCGGTGCTGTGTGGGCATTGTTTAAGACACTTTCTGGAGTGGTTCATTGGATGAGAGGCTCGTCTCATGACTTGGAGGCGCGTGGTGATGTTTCAGGCTCAGGATTACACACAAAAGTAGGAAAACAACACAAGATTCACACACATAGATTACACCGCGATCTACAAAATAGAGGCTTCCCAAACTCGGTGGGCAAAATTGCAGATGCAATGGTTGATTTTGAAGTTGAAACAGTGTTTGGTACCTCGAAGATGAGAGGCTTGATGATTCGAGGACGCAGAATGCTTATGCCAGCCCATGCTTTGTTAGATGTTAGAGCCCTTGGACACCCGATTGAAGTCACCTTCCGTGTGAAAGGAAACAACCTATTCACAACAACCTCCGACACGCGCACCGTTACCTTCACAGTGCTTGGAACAGACGTGAGAGTCCCTTGGTGCGATGAACAGAAAAGCTATGGTGATGCAGCAGTAGTCATACTCCCTTCAAATGTGCGCCCCTTCCCAGACTTAACCCGTTTCTTCTACACCATTGAGGAGATGAACGACCTGACAGTGAACCTACCATCAGTAGTGAATGTGGCGAAAATGAAAAACTCAGTGGTGCTGAGCGATGGTGTCGCAGAGTTCAATTCCATACCGAAAACAACTACCAGCGGGATAACCCTCTTTCAATCATGGGTTGTGCGCCATCTCCTCAACTTGGGAGATTGTGGACAACCACTCCTCACAAATGCCGGAAAAGTGCTCGGCATAGCTGTCGCAGGTTCATGGGTGGAAGATCAAGCCCACTACTTCCCTGTCACCAAGCAGTTGGTTGAATTGCTTGTTGGCGGGGAGGAGGTGGCATTTGAGGAGATGGTTGGTGATCCTTCGTTGATCATGGAGGGATTCAGCGTTGTTAGCAACACTGAATCAACTCACGTGACGACGAAGAGTCAGTTAAAGAGGACTTCCCTTTCGAAAGAGGTGATGGAAGAGGTCTTGGAATGCCAACTCCCAGAATTGCAGATTTCCGTCATGGACAAGAGTGATCCCCGTTTTGAACCCAAACCCAATGGCCCCACACCTTTGAAGAACGCCATACAGAAGTACGCTGGTGAGAGTGTGGAGATGGATGAGAATGTGTTAAGATCTGTGGCTGCTATCTACTCCAGTGACATCCATCTTGCTGGAGAGCAAAGAATTCTGACAACAAAAGAAGCCATCCAAGGAGTCCCCGGACTTGTTGATCCCATCAATTTCACGACCTCACCCGGGCTACCTTACGTTAATGTGGGAATGAAAAAGATTGATTGTGTGGGACCTGACGGAGACATCTGTGGACTTGCCCGCGAAAGGTATGAGGACAGGTTCGAGAAAGCGAAAAATGGCATAATCACCAAGGATAGCGTGTGGAAAGATTTCCCAAAAGATGAGGTTCTTCCCAAGGTCAAAACACGACACATCACAGTTCCCCCATTTGACTACCAAGTGCTTTGCAGACAATATTTTGGAACCGCCGCAGCAGAATTCAGGAAATTTCGATACCAAAACGGAAGTGCAATTGGAGTTGATGCTGAGAGCCCCCAATGGGATGAACTTGCGCGCTACCTGCAGGGTAGGTCAACTGGATTCATAGACGTGGATTATAAAAACTTTGATGGCTCCATTCCGGCCGTGATCCTCCGTGTGGCCGGTGATGTTCTCAGCACCATGTACAAAGACAAGGACCCCGAAAACAACGTGATTAGAGGCGTGTTGATTGAAGAAGCCATTTTCACCATCGCACAGTGTGAAAACATCAAATACCAGAAGACGCATGGAAACCCCTCAGGAAACCCTCTTACCGATGTCCTCAACACCATTGCTAACAACCTGCTTGTGCGCTATGCTTACATCAAATCCGGGAGAAAGAACTTTGATGCCAACCAAACAATGATCGCGTATGGTGACGATTTGGTGCTTGGAGAGTCAGCCCCAGGGAAGGGAATCACTTTCGAAGAACTAAAAAGTCAACTTACGCGACTAGGAATGACCATCACCCCCGCTGACAAGAGTGACGTCAGCAAAGGTTACAGACCCTTGAGTGAAATCTCTTTCCTGAAACGCAGATTTGTGGTGAGTGACGCTTTCCAAGGCCTCATAGTTCCCCAAATTGAGAAAGCAACTTTGGGGAAAATTCTTCTGTTCTGCAAGAAAGATGAAAGGGCAGAGAACTTGTTCAAAATGAGAGCTAGAGCTGTCGTTGCTTTCAGCATCTTCTATGGGGAGGACTTTTATGAGAAGGTCGCCAGTCTGTGCAAGTGGTATGCAGCAACATACCAAAAGACGACCTTGGTCCTACCAACCTATGAAAGCCTTGTCGCTGCTTACTGGCTCTCCCAACTTGATGAGTACACAACAATGGTGGTGTGAATTGACATTCTTCATGAGGTCTTGCCATTTTCCTATCTCCTGCCTTTTCTTCTTCATCCTAGACCCTTACTCATTAATATTTACTCCATTTAACATCCCTTTGGACTTTACAGTGTATTATTGCACTGGCCCTTCAACTAGGGTCAAACCTGCCTGATTTGATATCATGCTCTACCACAGGGAGAGCACCCTCGAACACGCCATCAGTAGCAGTAGCCGAAGCCGGGGTTATACCTCAATACCTAGGTGTTGTATATGATCAAGCTTCGGCCGTAGTTACAGTAGGCGAGCAAACAACACCAGGACCCCGGGGAGAGGCTGCAATGAAGGACATGCAATGGACAGTGGCTAATGCATTGAGTAGACCAACTTTCATAGGAACCAAAGAATGGACCGTTAGCCAAGGAATATGCACCCTTCTTGACACTTTTTCCGTCCCTTTCGACCTTTTTCCACATGGACCCAGTTTGACAGCAATTAAAATGTTGCGCTATTTTCGTGGTAACCCAGTTATTAGAGCTTTTGTTAACGGAAATCCTATGATGCAAGGGCGTTTAGTGTTGGGATTCGTACCCCTTGTTGAAAGACAAGATTTCCTGCAGTGTTTCCAGAATAGGCGTGCGTGGATCACCACCGTTGACCATGTCTTCCTTGACCCATCAAAATCTACCACAGCTGAGTTGGTAATTCCATTTCGGAGTCCTCGGGATTACTTAACAACATCATCAACTGACGTGAACATGGATGATCACACACTTGGAACAGCTTTTCTTATGGTCGTTAACCCTTTAACATCGGGTGCTGACTCAGCCCAAAAAGTAAATGTAACACTAACAGTTGGATTCACAGAGACTCACATGAAGGTGGTCCGTCCAGATCTCGTCTCTTCAGGAAATTCATCATCAAACACTTGGAACATTTGGGGGTCCAACAACCACCTTAAGAATAAGGACGCCTTTAGACAAAGTGTATCAACTGACGCCCAAGCTAATATCGACGCGAGCCCATTAGGTATGCATAAACCAGGAGTTACCATTCCGCCAGTCCCAGTCCAAGCTCGTGTGTTTTCCTCGCTTAATAATGCCCGTAACTTTTTATATATAGATAGATTTGGTTTAAATTGTGATTCACAAAATTTGGCAGATCAGGAAGATATGGCTACAGATACAGATGAAATGGACTTTAAATGGTTAACTTCAAAATTTTCTATGGTGTCTTATATGTCCTGGAATAAAACATACCCAGCAGGTACAGAACTTAAGAAAGGAAACATCTCGCCTGTTTCTGACACTATATCTCCAATTGACACCCCATTTTTAGAATATTTGTCTTTACCTTTTGTTTATTGGTCAGGTAGTTTAGTTTATAGGATTCAAATAGTTTGTTCTCAGTTCCATCGTGGACAGCTCGTTTTTGATGTTGAGTATGGGAACAAATATGCAGAAGAAACATTCATGGCCACCGCATACTCGACTTATCTATCAATGGAAAATGGGGTAACTGATTTTTATATTAAAGTTCCATATATTGCTCCAACCCCCGCTTTACAAGTTCAAACTACAGGGGCAAATGAATCAGTTTGGTCTTTAGGTAAATGGAAACTTAGTGTTGTAAATCAATTGCAGGGCCCCTCTACCGTCTCTAATTTTGCTGAAATTAATGTTTATGTCGCTGGCGGTGACGATTTTTATTTCCACTATCTCGGTGGCTTAGACAATGTCAGATTTATGGGGCTTGATGGGACTCCTGATTTTACCACCATAAATCCGCTCCCAACTACAACAAAACCCCCTGCCGACCTGGAAACTAGAGGAGATAAACACACCAACTCGAACGTCCCAACTAACGATAACGAAGATATGAATGAACCTATGAGTCAAAGTGAAGTAGGGGAAGCCATGGTTGTGCCAGCGCCAAAATCGTTAGGAGAAACACCCCCACCACATGTTTATGGAGAAAGGATACAAACTATGTCTGATTTCACACGCAGATACTATTCTTATGGAAAGTTGTCATTATCATCTTTGGCAACGGGAGATTCCGCAGACCACGCTACTTTCGATGTACGTAGAATACCAAATGGTGGAGATAGCCAGGAAACAAATATGCCTCACGCTTATTGTGCACATTTATATGGTATGATGAGGGGTTCGATTCGTATTGCACTCAAAATGGATAGTCACTTAGTTAAAACAGTTGAAACAGGTAACAAAACAATAGTCTCTACTATAGACACCAGCGATGTATCAATTTATTATGTACCCTTTACTAGGAAGGGTTCTAGGGATTACTTAATAACTTATTTAAATAATTTAACACCAAACACCCTAGAATCTATTAAAGCATATAATATGGGCGTATTATCAACGAAATCTCCCTATTTGGAATTGGAAATACCTTATTTGGATGTTGGGAAAGCAACACTCACTAGAGCCTATTTGACCGCTACTAATAGTTGGAATGGTCTTAGAAGTAATACGGAAGGATATGGTATGTTAGTTTTAGTACAGGAAAACACAAATACAAAACAAGAAATAAGTGTGTTTGGTTCGGTGGCTAATGATTTTAGGTATGCATGTTTCAGAGGATACCCACCACACGAAGCCAAACCCGGTTTACTTAACAAGAAAACAAATTCTGTATCAACATAAATTTATCAGGTAATGATAGTTGGAAAATATTTTGTGATAGGATATTATATTTATTTATAAATAATTTATTGGGAAATTAAATGTATATTAATATTAG